TCAAATATGTCTGGCGACACACACACAAAAACGGCGTCGAAGATCTGCGCAAGGCGCGCTGGTTTCTCGACGTGATGATTGAGGAAATGAAAAATGCCAAATGATCTGAACGATGCATGGCGCTTCCGCCACTCCAAAATAATTGCCGCGCCAGCGGAGAAGGCGGAGCAGATGCGCGCGCCTGACGTGGATTTTGGCGGTCAGTTCGAGGACGACCCCCGCGCGGAGCGCGAGGGCGGAAAATTAAGCCTAGTGACGCAGCAACGTCTGCTCGCTCACGCCATCGCCCGGACGACGAGACGATGACCGCGAGGTAATTACCTGGACGTCATCGACGTCTACAAACAGATCAGCGGCGCGGAGGGCAAAATCCTCCGCGTCGTTTTTTGTGGGGAATTCATGCGCGATACATGCTTCGTCATCTGGAAACGTGATCGTGACGTCGTACACGTCACCTTCGTCGTGCAATTTGATTGTGATCATAAAAAAACTCCCTTTCGTGCGACGATAACGCCACAACGAAAGGGAGAATTATATCAGCAAATTGCCAAGCATTTTGCCAAACATTTTGAGAACTATTTTTCTTTAAATTCCTCCACTGGCCGCATGGTCATTTCTGGATATGGGTCAAAAATAGACCAGCCAAGGCGTGATTTTCTTATGCAGTCTTGCGCTTCGATCTCGTCGATACGCTCGCGCAAGCCTTGGGTAAATTTGTTGTGCTTGTTCGAGTTGTCGCAAATCACCTTATAGTATTGATAGGTGAACGCTTCGAACATGACGACAAACAGCCGCGTCGGTCGAACCAATTTTTGACGCCCGTCATCTCCCTCCATCGCTTCCAGGTTTAGGTAACCCGCTGCTTGGGCCTCGGCCAACAGCCTGTTGAAGCGGCTGTCGGGAACGGTGGAGCAAGTGGTTTTCAACTCCTGCCGGGTCAGCCAGTAGCCACGGTGCCAAGCCTCATTTACTGCGTAGCAAATTTCCGACGCAAAGCGGTTCTGGAACCAGAATTTTCGCGGCGCCGGGGCGTCAATGGCCCACGCCTGCTCCAGCCACCACAATCGCGCTTCGCTGTAAGCAGCCATAAATTCGCGATACTCACTGAACTCTGACTGTTGCTGCAGCGGGATGTCGTAGCCCTCTATCGTCTTCCATTTCACGTCCCCTTCCACGCTCGGAATTTTTTTAGCCATGCTCTCTCTCCTTATATGTCAAACGCTGCGGTCATCTTGTCTGCCAGCGTCTTGTCGCGCCGTGGATCAGACAACCAATGTGCGTACTGCTTGCGCGTAAAATCGATGGACGTGTGTCCAAGAAACTGCGTGATTTGCGCGTCGGTGTAGTCCGTTTCGAAAAGCAAAACAGAAGCGAAGAAGTGGCGCAAATCATGCCAGCGAATTGGCTCGATGCCTGCGGCAACGCAAGCCGGGTGCAGACCGCGCTTCCGCCAGTTGTTCACGTCGGCCATGTTCCCGGCAAGCGTTGGAAATACCAGCCCGCGCGTCCGCTGTTCCAGCGGCTGTGCCAGCTTCCACTCTTTGAGATCCTGCACCAGCGGCGCCGGCAACGGGATCGATCGGATGCCCGCCTTCGTCTTCACGGACCCCAAGGCGCCGGATTTGTCGCGCGCCTCCGTCACATGATAAACGGCGCCGTCTAAATCCAAGTTATCCCAGCCGCAGGCTATCTGCTCGCCAGCGCGGACGCCGGTATAGGCAGCGAACTTGATGCGCAACGCATAGTCACCAGCGTTCGCGATAATCGCCGCAATGTCCTCGCGGCTGATGCGGGGCGGCGGCTTGTGTTCGATCTTGCGTTTCGGCAGATCAACCTCGCGGCACGGATTGGCCCGCGCCCACTTGCGCTTGACGCAATACTTCAGAAGCTGACGCAGGGTGTCGTACCGCTGAAGGCCGGTCGCGTGCGCTTGCCGGAACAAGGCGGAGACAACGCGCTCTTCGATGTAGCCCGCGTCGATATCGATAATCTTATGCAAGCGCAGCCCCGGAACATTATCCAACAGAAACTGGATGTTGCGTCGATGCGTCACCAAGCGGTCTGCCGACAAATCGCCAGCCTTGTACTTCGCGTTGAGGAAAGACTGAAACGCTTTCTTTGCATCGCCAAAATTTGGGTTCGACGTACGCGGGATGTAGACGCCGTTCTGCTTGTCGGCGTAGGCTTGGTCGCGAGCGTGGATAGCCTCTTCCATCGTGTAGTGCGTTTCGCGGCCCCCGCCGATCTCGCGCAGGTCTAGAATGTACTTGCCATCGCGGCGCGTGATCTTCTCTGATTTCTTCATGCTCTCTCTCCTATTTGCAACGGTGCTGACGGCACCGCTCGCGGTAGTCGTCCACAGCCTCGTCGAATGTCTTGAAATAGTCCCCACGCAACTCGTAGCCGTCGTCGCGCAGATACAAAGTCGCAAACGGCGCGTAGCTGTGGCCCGTTTTGCACAATGCAATCTTGGCCTTGTCACGGCGAACGGGGCGGGCGTCGATGATGTCGTAAGCCATCTCTCTCTCCTCAATCTGCGGATGCCCAGTCCGTGGGTCATCCTTCGTTATTACATATAGTAACATATTGTTACGTTACAAGGTCGAAAAATAACTTTCTGACCTACGGATTATGTTGAGGGATTTTTTTTTGGCACTAGAACGCGAAAAACCCCCCGATTTCAAAATCGAGGGGCTCTAAAAAAACGGCTAAGTGTTTGATTTTAAATGGCGCGCCCGGAGGGATTCGAACCCCCGACCTGCGGATTAGAAGAGCGTTCAACGCTCAAAAAATACCAATTAAAACCAAGGTCTTAGCGTGTAAGCCTCAATTCCAAAATCAAGAATTGTTCTACAGTGACAAAAGCGAACACGCAATGAGAAAATTTTACATTAAATTTTTGGCAGCGGGTCGTTCGATTCCGTAGGTCGCTTCCGGTTGGCGTGAAAATTGTGATCGGTCACGAACACCGTGCGTTCGATAGGATCGACATACACCATCTCGACGCCCAGCGCCTTCTGGAGTTCCGATCTTGGCCGGTGTATCCGCGCGCTGCGATTGCGTCCGGGGTTCGTCCTACCCGCATCCTTTTTAACTTGGATCAATCGCGCGCCGTCTTCGTTCACGATGATTAAGTCGATCGGGCTGCTACCTTGCGACGCCGGAAAAACCCAATACCCCTGGCGCATAAAATGTTCAGCGCAAATCAATTCACAGACGTCGCCGTCGATCAGCCTCTGGTCAGGCATACTCGCCAGTGCGGATGCGCTCAGCAATCCGGTCGGCCCGCCTGCCTACCTGGTCGGCCCAACGACTGTCGAGCGCCTGAGTGGCGGCGCCCTCATAGTCCTCCGCCATTAGCGCATTAATCATGCGCTGGAACTTCGCAAGGTTGCCGCCCATATTAAAGGCCATCTCTATCAGCGCCTCACGGCGCACCTGGTTGAGAAGCGACCAGATGTTATCCCCTACCACCCGCCGCGCCAGGGCTTCAAACTTGACCAGATCGTTGGCGAGCAGGTCTTCGGCCTCCTCCTCCGTGATCCCCGTTCCCGGTTCGTCGGGGTCCACACACCGTCCAAAGCCGATGGTAAGGCGCCCTGTGGGGCAGCGGTACGCAGTCGCGCTGAACCCTTCGTGGCGCTTGATGCTGTCGATCAGGTTGGCGCTGATCACTTCCCTACTCCCTTTGTCCTCTCCCAGCTTCTAAGCGAACCCAACCCAAGCATGCCGAGAAGGATCGGCATCATCTGAGACATATCTAGCGTCGGTAGTTCGACCAAGTGACCTGTCTGCGCCAGTACGAACGACGCCATCGGCTGAAAAAGATAAGTCCACGCCAGTGATGCAGCGCAGGTCCAGCCCGTAAGAGGACGCCAAGACGACTGGAACCAGTTACTTTTAGCTTCTTCCTTGTTCACCTCAATCTGCGCGAGATCGACCTTAGCGAGGTGTTCCGTCAGGCTTGCTTTGATAGCGCGCTCCGCCTTCGCGCGCTCCTCCGCGTTCTCGGGCAAGAACCGTCCGACGATATCGGTGACCGCGGGGAGTATGCTGGGCAGCAACGCTTGGATCATTTCTGCTTACTTTCCATGAGTTTCAGCCGGACCTCGTGGTCGTGGATGTAGACCATAAAATCCTCGCGTAGTTTTTGCCGGGCAATTGAGTTGGCTGGGGACGCTACGATCTCGCCCTGTGGCGTAACGAGCAGCATCAAATAGCCCTCAGTCTTTTGCAGGCGGCTTTCAAGTTCGTTGAGTGAGGTGATTAGGTAGCCGACTGCCGCGAACAGGATCGGAGCCAGCGCGGTCAGGATGGACTGAACATTGAAGCTCACGTCGCTTTCCTCTGGCTTGCTACAGGCGGATGGACGCCATTATGAATTTTGTGCATCCGCGCCGCCTCGTCCTTGAGATACGCGATGTCCGATTGTATCGCAGCCAGCGTCATGTGATCGCGGCGCAGGTTCTCCGGGCTGTTCATCTTTGCGAGAATGTCGATGCGCTGTTCCTGCGTTTCGGTCAGCGTATGCAACCTGTCATATCGCGCATCGAGCGAGCGGATATATTTTTGTAGGTCCTTGGCTTCTTCCGTCAGTTGCTTGATCTGTAGTTTGGCGATGGCCGCACCGCCAAAGACCGAAGCCGCCACGCCCAGGAGCGTGATGACAAGGCGGATATCTATCGCGCCGTCCATTTCGCCTTCTCCGCTTCGCCGGTCACGAACTCCCAGTCATCGCCCAGCCAGAAAATGCACACCGCGCCGTCCATCTTCAGCGGGCTGAACGTCAGCATCCATGCGCCTGAACTACTCACGGACAACTTCACCAGCCCCTCGTCGGTCGTGCCGTAGCCACGCAGATTTTCAGGCGGCTCAAACGTAGCGGCAGCATTTTTCGGCAGGCACGGCAGTTCGTGTGAGTGCGCGGCAGGCACAAAAAAAGCGGTGATTATCACCGCCGCGAGGAAAAGTAGAAGGGCGCGACCAACCATCAATCAAATCTCACGTTGTCGGGGTAGCCTAAAATCTCTCCGAATTTCTTGTAGGGAAAACCGCGATATTTGTATGTCGATGGATCAGCCTGATGACGATACTGCCCATAGTGGCCGTGCTGCGCGAACATGTCGTCGAACTCTGCGCCCGTCATGTCGGAGAGAGCTTGGCGGGTCTTTTCGTAGCCGCAGTTCAGGCACGCAAATTCGTGGC